AGCCCACTCCAGCGCAATAAATTACTGTCCACTCCAGCGCAATAAATTACTGCCCGCCCCAGCACAATAAAATCCAGCACACTCCAGCACAGTAAAATCCAGCCCACTCCAGCGCAATAAATTACTGTCCACTCCAGCGCAATAAATTACTGCCCACTCCAGCACAATAAATTACTGTCCACTCCAGCACAATAAAATACTGCCCACTCCAGCGCAATAAATTACTGCCCACCACAGCCCAATAAAATACTGCACAGCCCAACGCAATAAATTAATGCGCAATAAATTAATGAACTGATAATGAACTGATAATGAACTGAAACACATAGCATTTGCCAATGAATAAAATCCAAACAAATTAATCCAAAGCACTAGACATAATCGCCAATGGCTGGTATATTGTAATTGTTCGGAAGGGAACGGAAGATATAAGGAGATTGGGAAGATGTACATTTGCAAGAAATTTACTGCTGAAGATATTGAAAGAATGAATGCAGATAAACGCTGCATCTACAAGGGACAGAGCTATGTAGTAACTAGGTATAGCGTAGATGTTACTAGTGGCATACCCGTGGTCTTTAAAGAAGAAGATATTGCGGCATTTGGTTTGCCGGCCGATGCCGAGGCATGTTGCATTAGCACATATGCGAACGAACTGGATATTGAGCACGGCATACAATATTTCTATAAAGTTCGGCGTGTAAGAGTATGCGCCTTAAACACCGAACTTGATGGATTGCTAAACATGTACAATAAGGAGTAGTAATGCGTATGTATAAGCCTGCTTATATTGTAACTTGCGCCTCTGGTAACGAGTTTGTAGTTAAGCAGTTATACAGTTTTGATGATAAGGTGGAGCAATGGAAAAGCAAATAATAGCGGCGGTATCAATTACCGTAATTTGCCTCCTGCTAATGGCCCTTGGCTGGTATGTAGGTGGCATTGTAGGCGGCCTAATTTGGTGCGCTGCCCTCCCCTGCGGAATGATCGGAATTGGTTGGCTGCTAAGCCTGTTAATTAATATAGATGAGTGGTTTTAAAATGCAGAATGTTTGGAAGCACGCAGAAAGCACGATCTATTTAATTTGTGAATACGTTAATAACGGTAATTACGAATTCACCGCAAAACCAGCAGACTTAGACGGCGTAGAAGCCGCAAAAGTGCTAATGAAACTTTCTAAGCATTTGCGAGCCATCGGCTTAACCGACAGGGCCATTTTTAGAGTAATGCCAAAAATCCTAGCAGAAGCGCCAGGCTGGCGTTTAGCTAATCAAAAGGTTTGGAACTCTAGCGATGATCGATTGAGGTATTAACATGATTACATTACCACTAGCGCAAACCAAGCATTCGAAGCATCTTTAAAAAACCCTCACGCGCGGCGTTGTTCTCAAACCGAACAACGCCGTTTCCGTATAATCTGCCAATTTGCCGCGCAAACTTACCCGCCGATTCAACAAGGTACATATTTGGCCTATGATCCTCGGTAGTTAGAGAATACACTAAGCCGCCTTTAGGCGCTTTACGATTGACATAAAACAAGCCGTTTGAATTGTCAAGCCAAACTGCATACACATTTCCGCAATATTTGAATCCATAACGATATTTTGCATTCGCGGTTTTCTTAGCAATGAACAAATCATTTGAAGCCGCGAACTCATTGTCAATCATGACTTTTTCCAGCGCCGTACCAGCAATAACCTTGCCCACCAGCGTATCACGTTCGCTTTGCGCAAATGCAGCATCTTTAATGTGATGAAGTAACACTGTTTTATTGTTGTGCCAGGAATAGCCAGGCTTAGGCTCATCGGTAATGCCAAGCCACAAAAACGCTGGATTGACGAGATCAACGGCGTTTGAAAGTAAATACAATTGGCAATCGTCGCGTTTACGTCCAATAGTTTTCCACAATTTAAAAAGCTTGCCCATATCGTCATACAGATAACCAGGAGGCGTTTTTACTTCTCGAATGTATTCATCAAAAATTAGCCGCTTAACGCGTGGGTATGCGGTGCCTTTGTAAGTGCCTTGCTTGCTTAATGCAAAGAAGTGGCAACACACGCGCCAATCTGGTTTATCCTTGCCAGACGGTTTTTTAGCAATGTAGCCGTGTTCTTTGTCAGTCTTAAAAATGTAGCCAGGGAATTCCTCATGCTCTACTAGATCGTCAAAAAAGTTTGCAGCCGCTTTTTTAAGCTCGGTTTCGTAACGGCGAATCCAGCCGAATTCTTTACCGCTTTTGATAAATTCCTTTACTCCTTGATACGTGAAACTATATGTTTTACCAATAGAATTACCACCAACGGCAATGGTCATGGGCGCGTTATACGATAACGTCTTTTCCATATATTTTTGCAAATAAAAATCAGCCATTATAGATAACGCCTAATCCACCAAGTACATTTGTTCGATAAATAATTAGATGGGTCGGTTTTCAGCCATGGCCCTTTTGGATGGCTGCCGCCGCCGTGGCCCATGATCTGGCCATTGCCAACGTATAATTCAACATGCCCAACACCTGATTCATCCGTTGAACCGCCCCATGATATTAGCACCAAGTCAGCTAATTGCATCTGATTAAACGGAAGATTTTTGCCTTTACCATGCGTAATTAGCGTTCCTTTGCTGCTCATGTCACCAGTCCAGGTGCCAACATTAATGCCAGTAATTTGCTTATAAGCCGCGTAGATAGTAGAGCTACAATCGCCAACGCCGCTGTTTACTGGATCAAGCCGCCCAGCTCCCTGGCTGTATTGAAATTTGCCTTCCCACGACTTATATAATTCAACAACTTTGCGAGCGGCATCGCTGCCCGTGTCGTTGCCCTGGTCAGTAGTAGCATTATCGGTGCTGTTGGGGTGTCCATTAACATTTGCAGAAGGCGCCCAAATATTGGGGCCCATTTTTTGGCAAGCCAAGCCATTTTCAAAGCCTGAAAGCCCAAAAATAATGAGCTGGTTATTAACTAGTTGGCAATAGCTAACCTGGCTTGCTTGCTGCTCTGATTGTGTGGGCGAATCCCCTCCCGATTCAACGCCGCCAACCTGCCCGAAGTCAGGCGGCGCACTCTCGCCGTCCCAATCTTTAAGCATGTCATAAGTCGTGTTATAGCGGTTTTTGTACTTACCCAAAACGCCATTATTCAATACGGTATTACGCATTGTTTCAAGCGTAGCATTACCGCCGCACGCTCTAAGCACCTGCCCCGCGCTGCGTGGGCTCTGGTGATACATGCAAGCCGCGAATACAAGCGTTTGAGGCCTATCCTGCGATAGTCCGAACTTCTCCAGCGCGGGCACATATTCATTTTGGAATTGATCGAACCATTTTTGCTGCTGCGTTTTGTGGTTCGCGTCACGCTTTGCGAACTCAACCCAGGCGTTAGCTTCGCTATCGGTAAGGTATCGGGAAGTCCACCAATTCCAGCTGTCCCCGTGCGCGTCAACATCTGCATCAAGCTGAGGGGCCGCTGCTTTAAAAGCAGCGTACCCCTCGGGATCGCCAGTTCGCAACATTTTTAGCAGGTTTGACGCATTTTGCCCGTATTCCTGCATCATGCCAATAGTAATAGGATCGACCCGGTAGACTGCGCCCCAATTGTGTTCGCTCTCTACCTGCCCAATTACATACATTGCGTAAAGTGATGTGTTCGCAAGGTTTGGCATTACGCGGGATTAATTGGCGTCGGTGCAATTGGCGCCGGTGCATCGCCAAGGTCGGCGTTTACGTAAAGGCAAGCAGGATATATTTGTAGATAGATTGTGTTTGTCGAGGTTGTAATAGATGTTGCGGTGGTTAGCCCGAGATATAAATTACCATCACTGCCAACAGCAGCAGATGACTGGCCGATGTGCTCCCAAACGTTTGAAAGCTTATCCCACGCGCCAGGGCCGCCTGCTGAAATTTCAAAATATTTTTTAGCGAGCGCACCGCCGCAATCTACCTTGTAACCGTATTTACTATCGCTGCCTGGGATAGCGGATAGATTAAGAGTACCGTCAACACAACGGATATACCCGTAGAATTTAAATAGCGTTGAATTAGCGTTAAGCAGTACAGTTATTTGCACGTTTGCATTTCCTGGCTGCGTTTGGTTTGCGATTTGCTTAAAATTAAAAAGATTGGCAATAGTGGCGTTTGCATTGCCAGCGTTAGCCAGCGCCGTATTTGCCGTGCCATTTGCAGCAGTGGCGGCAGATTGTGCAGATGCCGCGGCGGCGTTTGCGGCTTCGGCGGTTCCTTTAGCGGTTTCAGCAGTTTCGGCGGCAGTGTTTGCAGTAGAAGCGGCATTGTTAGCCGTTGTGCGAATACTTGCAAGATCGCTAGCATTTGCAAACGTTCCCATCGCAGAATCTACTGCCGTAGCAAGGCTATTCATGTCATTTACAATAGAAATAGGTGAAGCGCCGTTAATCAGCGGAAGATTAAAATTAGGTGTAGGCATTATAAATTCTCCTTATAACCAAGAACGCCGTTCGCGTCCATTTCACCGTAGGTATTAAAAATAGTAGGCGAATAATCATAACCCGGTTCAACATCTTTAATTGCACCAGAGGGGGTTATTGCGCAGTTCAAAGCGTCATTAAACATTGAAATAAGCGATGCATCTTTCTTAGCCTTTTCGCACGCGTTTTTAATAACGAAACGCCCATAAAAGTCAAGCGAGAAATAGCAAATTTCATCAGTAGTCGCGAATTCAGCCGTAACCATTCGCCCGTTAGCATCAGGCGCGGGGGCGGGGTAAAGAGTTGCGCCCTCGGTCATTGCGCCATCACGGTTTTCAAAAGAACCATACGTCAGCGCGTCCAGATCATCATACGTGAGGTATTGCGATGTCTGCGCCGTGCCGTGCGCGGTTGCTTCGCCAATTCCTAAATGGTCAATGTCCGCATAGGTAGCAGCATACGGGCGCGCCGCGTCAAAAATTTGACGGAATGCAACCTGGTGATAATCATATGAGCCGGTAACGGGATTATGCACGAGGAACAGACCAGCGGTAATATTCTTAATTTGTTCTTGCAGGCGGGAATCTCCAGCTTCCCAACCGCTTCGCAAGCCGTTAATCTGGCCTTGCAAATCATCATCAAGCGCGCTAATAGCTTTATTCAATTCTTCATCATTAATTCCAGAATCATTTACAGCCATTAGCGCCTGGAGCAGCCAATTTATTTGGTCCTCTAAGCGGATCGCCCTTTTCCAGGAAGGTGGCAATGGATATTGAAACCCTTTATAAGCAAAGTCTAAACCTGCTAGACCGTCAAATACAGCCATATTAAAATCCCTCATCATCATAGAGTTGATTAAACAATGGCTCTAAGCCATTAAAAACTAGGTATAGTGCATTGTTAACACCAGTGAGCCACTTTGTCAACACTTCGGCGGCTTGCCCCTGCGTTCCTTTATGCGTGCTAGTGCTTTTTCCCTGGTCGGTTCCCTGCCCCGTATTATCGGTAAGGTTAGTAGCGTAATCCTTAGCGCCTGACAATTGCGCCTGCGGTGTAGCGCTGAAAATCTGCCGCGCGCTGCTGTTCGATTCAGACGAACTAATGATCGTATCCTCGGTGCTATATGTCGCCATAATGTCTAACTTTTCATCAGCAAGAGCGGCAAAAATAGGATTAATTACGGGCATCATCTCGCGCATACGCCTATTTAGATAAGCAACGAATAGTGCCGGGGTATCTTGTGCAATTTTTCTAAATTCGAAATGATCATAGATTTTGTTTTGAAGTTCCTCGCGTTCCGATTCATCCCATATAGGGTAAGGCCGCGCCGCGTCCCATAGGTCGTTTCCGTACAAATGTACGACATCGCGCAACGTGGGGGTATCGTCTGTTATTAGCATTGTTTATTCACCATCAATATCTTTATTAGGCATTACTTCAGGAGCTTCGGCTTCGCGCAAATGCGGGACTGACCACGATACGTCAATAGGAGCGTCAAGGTATTCGGCAAAAACGACGTTTGCAACCTTGCAAAATTCCTTTCGACACTTAAGACGCGAATTACGCATTAACATAACTTGCTCATTGTTCGATAAAACTTCTTGAGTGTTAACGCGCTCTCGCTTGTCGGTGTTGGCATTGTCAGCACCTAAAAACGTGATAGCTTCATCTAGTATTCGCTTCTTTGTGTCAAGCAGTTTATCAGCAACAAACGGTGCGCTAGTGTTTAGTACCTCATAGTTTACAATGTCAGTCATTCCGCTGTTCTGGCTGATAAACTGCTTATTGTTTTTCAGGTCTTTGATAATGCCCCTTTTAGTTGCCTTTGCTTCTTCTGGCCCTGTAATGATCCAGGGCGTTTTTTGTGCGCCAACATTAATATCAATTGTTCGGTCAATTGCCGCCAATCGCTTAGCGTAATTATTGATAAAGCCACATAAAGGCGTGCGCATCATATTATCGAAAAGCATCACGGCATCGCGTGGCATCACCTCGTTTTCAGCGTTGATCCAAAAATTACAATGTCGCTGCCAATATTGCCCAGCTGGAGAAAACAGGCTGATTTTATTAGGGTTGTAAAACATGTTCACGTTTTCAGCTGGTGCCGCCTGCGCGAAAAGCACGCCCTCGGACTCGGTAAAAAGCGCGCCCATTCCGTAATAGAGCATAATATATTCAATTGCACGGGGATCAATTCCAGCGGGGACGTTTTCCCATGTAAATCCAGCAATTGCAATGTTTTCTAGATACGTACGCCAAAAACGATACTGCAATTGATCATATGCCTGTGTGCTGTCTAGCAGCTCGCGAACGTGCTTTTTGCCTAGCATCAACTCTGATTCATCAATCCAAACGGATTGCGCATAGTCTGGTAATGCCGTGCTCATTATTTCACCTCTCTATCGTAGCCATAAATTCCTTGTATAGGTGCATTATCAGCGCCATAGGTACGGCCTATATCGCCGGGGTTTCGCCACACGGTAACGCCTTTTTCAAAAATGCCGCGAATAGCGTTTTTAACGCCTTCATCAGCAGTAGAGCAGATAATAGACGTATCGAGCATCTTCCAATATGTGTATTTTTCCATACACATAAAGTCTTTTTGCGGCACCAGATATTGGCGGATCGCATATCCGTATTTCAAAAAGTAATTACCCACAATTTCCTGCATCTGGGTAGTAATCGTTTTATAGCGAATCTGCACGATCATCATACCATTTGACAGATTGAAACCGTCTCCAGCCATTTGCCCCGACTGGCTAGGCTGCGTAAGTGCGGCATCCTGAACCGTTGCATCAATTCCAGCTATGGCGTTCTGATAATCGCCCTTAGCTGACCAGTCTGATAGGTTTTTGTTCTGATCGGCAAACTGCCCAGCTAGTTGCTGGTTATTTTGGAACTGCAAATTAGATGCTACTAAATTAGTAGCTCCACCAGCAACGCCCATCACAACACCTGCGGGGTTTCCAGCCATACCGCTAGACAATGCAGACAATCCCATGTTAATGCCCTGCTGTATGTTGCTAATATCCTGGTTAGCCTGGTTATTAGCTAGCTGTTGTTGTGCCTGGTCATACGTCAATTGATTACCCGCTAAGCTTTTTTGCTGTGACCAGCCGGCGGCGTTATAGCTAAATTGGCGGCGGTTGGTGGTGCTTGCAAGGTAATTAACATACTCGTCATTGACGATTGACATTTGCGGGAAGTCTTGAAACCAGATTGCCGTATCGAGCCAATACCCATAATTAACTTCATGCGTTTTCTCGGAATATTGCCCATGGGTGTAGTCCATCGTATAATAGCCAGCTTTTCCGTAACCAGAATCTCCCACCGCTTCACCGTAATGCGCAGGGAAAAAAGCAATTTTCTGGTATGGCGGTGCAGCGCAAGCCATTTGCTTTAACGTCAATTTTTTATCATTGACCATTTCAGGCTTTAGCAATAAGGAATTACCTTGGTAATTAACAATTTCAATAACAGCGTAAGGGAAGCATTTTAACTTATCTACGAATTTAAAATCAGCGTTAGTAAGTCTGCCAAGCTGCTCTAGAATTGGCTCTTCCGAAGTAAAATACACGCCTTCATCGGGCGTATCGCCTAAAAAGTGCGCATCAATGCCATTTAGTGACACGCTTGGGCCATCAGTCAAAACGGTTTTTGGAAATGCCGAAATTGAAACGATTCCTTTTGCTACCCAAGGAGCGTCACGAACCTTCTTCATGAAATCTAAATAATTCCACGATTCAATTGCATAAACATTGCAGCCGCTTGCTAGACCGTCAGTCATTTGTCCATCAGCGGTTTTTAGCGATGGATTATCGCGAGTGCCCCAATCGGATGCAAGGTCGGTATTGCTTTGTATGATAACAGCCCATTTTTTGGCGCTCAAATCGAACATTTCAGCGCGCGAAATTGTGTACTCGCTGCCGACGTCCAGCCCTTCGCTTGCAACGCCAAATATGCGCATTGTCTCTGCCGCGTTGTATTTGCCCGATTCAAGCCGGTTATGCATTGCAGCCATTGCCAAATGCCCACGCTCAACAAAGCAAACTCCCAAACGGAACTGCCATAAATAAGTCTGGAAAACATCGAGCTGCAAAGTAAGCGCCGTAGTGGAAGGGTTCAGCATAGCCGCACCCTCGATAAAGTAGTAAAAGCGTGGCGGCGTTACGTCGTCGGGATCATCGGTTTTAGGATTATCGACGATTAAATAATTGTAGGTATAAGCCTTGTAGAAAGGCACATCAATATTGATAGGCTCATTCGGCTTCAAATACGTGTAATTATCTAAAACAATTGATTCACTTTTAAGCGAATCGAAATATTCAGTTCGTTTCTCAGGTGACTCAAAGGACACAACATCCTTATATGAATCGTCCCACGCCACCCTGCAAAGGGTGACGCGGGACTGAATCGCCCAACTAAACGGTGTTACGCTAGTTGGCATGTATAACACTCTCCTTAGGCTTTAGCAGCAAGGACAATATTAGCAGACTTTCTGTTATCGGCATTGGAAATTGCCGTAACTGTGATACCGGTATACTTGCTATTTTCGGAAACGTGCAAAACTCCCATTCGGTCGATATACGTACCAGTGTCTGGGAGTACAACATTCCAAACACCTATCCTCGCGTCGGCTGCCGTCTGACCAGTGATAATAGTATAGGCTCGACCATCGGTAGAAGTATCGGAATAGGTTACCACGGTATCAAGCGCAATTTCTGCACCAGGCTCAATAACCTCGCTTCCTTCAACCGGATCATGCAAATTAACTTCAACCTTGGTAACCGTGCGAGTAGGTGCCGCCGTGATATTGCTCTCCTCAACCGTAGACAGAAGCAAGGCATTACGCATTGGCGAAGCAGAGTACACGCCCCAATGGTGATAGTAATAATCAAGGTCAAGCGTTGCAGGATTGTAAATAGAAGCACTCTTAATTTTGGTATCGGTGCACACATAAAAATCGCGATCTATTAGAGCAACATCGGTACCGGGGATATTAAAATCATCAATTACGACGGTGCGATCTGCAATAAAGTTTGCTTTATCCATGTTGAAAGCAGCTGCCAAAACAGAAACATCGAAATTTGCAAAGAAACGCGGCGTACCTGCGAGCACCAGATCATCAGAAGTTACCTGCATACCAGCGTTGTTGTACTTGGTATTGTAAAAGTTTTTCATCTGCAAATAATGCTCACGAAGAACTGCCGCAATGGTTTCACCAGCAACGCGCTTTTCATCAACACTAATGCCACCTGCGAACATGTCAGGAACGCGAATAGTCGCCATTCCCTCGCCGTCATGAACCTTGCGCAAAATATCGCGCATGATCAAATATTCGTCGTTCTCGTCGGACTGCTGAGGAAGAGCAAGCAAGCCATTGATAAATGCGGAAAGTTGCCCATCCTGAACGAAAGCCTCTTCCAGCATATCCTCATTCAATCGCAAATCGTAACGGTCACGGCGATTTACGGAATGATAAATGACCTTAACGTCTGGCTTTTCGGCACCAAAAACGTTGGTATCGTTCGGATCATACGCCTTAGCCTTAATGAGGTTTGCGCCAATTTCCTGAACAACACCGCCATAGGCCATTGCGCCAGTTTTAAATGGCTTCAATCGATTTTCAAATGAATTGGTGCGGAAAAGAGTGAGGCCGATACGCTGCACAAGCACCTGAATGAATTCATTCCAGAGCAGCGAATTGTCCTGCAAAAGCGCAAGCGTTTTAGTGAGGTTGTTATCGGTAGTCTCGGGAATTCGCGCGCGGTACTGCTCAGATGCATTGTTTCGCACGGCGTTAATAATTGCGGCATTGTTTGCCGCTACCTTACTAGCTGCCATAATTAATTCTCCTTATCTGCAAACAAATCATCAATAGATTTCTCTGCAATTTCTTCCTGCGATTCTTCACCCTCTTCGCCCTCGTCAGCAGCGGGAGCGGTTGCGGCGACCAGCAATTCATAGTTACGCGCGGCGGTTTCCTGATACTTGCGCTCAGCTTCGTCAAGCTTTTCCTCAAGCTCGGAAAGTCGCGCCTGCATTCCTGCCGAAAGATCGGCAACGCCTTGGGATACACCGTTACGCCATTCTGACAAATCATCAATTTCGTCCATTGCCAAAAGCTCATCTAGCGTCATTGGTTTTCCTCCTTAATAAAATAACCCCTGGTCTATAGCCTTATAGGCATGACCAGGGGTTTAAAGGTCAAGCGCGGCAATTCCGCGAACGCTGATTAAAAAGCCTTGCACTGCTCGCTATGTAAGGATACCTCACGGTATTGCATTCCTTAATAACTACTTACCAGCGCAGGGGGTGCGCACGCTTAATTGCTTTATAGCACTAACCGAGCAATTTTGCAAACGTTTTTTTACCCGCGATACCATCAACGCTAAGACCGTGATCGGCCTGGTACTGGCGAACTGCCGAATCGGTGCCGCTGCCAAAGATACCATCAAAACCGTTAGTATCGTAATTATTACAGATAAGTACACCTTGCAAAACCTTGGTAATGTTTCCTCGCGCTCCCTTGCGAACATTTACGCAGGCCGCGCGCGTTTTTGGTCCCCAAATGCCATCAACAGCAAGGCCCTTGCCGAACTGTTTATTCAGCTCGCTTTGCAAAACTTTGAGTAAAGCGCGCTTAGTGTTTGGTCCGTAAATTCCGTCTTGCGCTGATCCCGCCCATGCTTGCACGTTCGCAACATCGCAATTGGCGGGGGCGGTCGGCTTAGGCGTTGGCGTTGGCTCGGGCGTTACTGGCGCGCCACTTCCTGCCGCAATCTTTCCCCATGCTTCGCGGTTAAGCTGTGCATAATTGCGATCGGTCGCGCCATTAGACGAGGAATATTGCCAAATAGTCCACGTTTTCCACGGGTCTGTACCGTATCTAAAGCTCGGCATATCCCACGAATTGCGGTAATCGGGATAACCAGCCAGCCACAAGCCGCAAGCATCGGCGCAGTTTGCCGCCTGGCTTCGCCCAGAAGCTTGTACGTAAATCAAGCACCAAACGCCCGTCAATTCGTGGATTTTGTCAACAAAGCGGCGGCACCAGTTCGAATCTCCCCATGCTTTGTTCTGTATAGATTCCCAATCAAGGCAGGGTATACCATGCCCAAAATACCCTCGGCACTGCACATAGAAAAATTCAGCTTCTGCAATAGGATCGTTACCGCCTGCATAGTGGTAAAATCCCCACAGTTTGCCGTCAGCTTTGCAGCGGTTAATAATAGCGTCGCACTGCCTATGCACATACGTAACGCCTTGCGTTGCTTTTACAATGACAAAATCAGAATCACGGTAGCATGATTCCGTGTTCGCCTTAAATTCCGACCCGTTAAAATTGTCATGGCTCGATACGTCAATGCCTTTAATCATCATTTTTTGACTCCTTTAACTTCAAAAGTGCTGCTAGTGGCGAATCGCTCAATTCGGGCGATAGAGTACACAAATTCTCAAAAATTGAAATTGCTTCGGTGATAATCACGTACACGCAAACGCCGCCAAAAACCGCACTAAAAGACGTTGGCAAAAGCTCATAATTAACCGCCAATTGACAACCATAACCAAGCGCCATTGCACCGATAAATCCCGCCTTATGCCATAGACCCAGGCGCATTTTTGTACTGCATAATTCCTTATTTTTGACCGCTTTAATCACGCCTGATAGATAATCACCCACGATAAAACATAGGCAAAAAACGGCAGCGATTCCGTCACTACCCAAAATATCCATTCTGTCCTCTTATCTAATCGAAAATGGCCTTGGCACAAGTATAACGCCGCCTTTAACTGCTTGCGGTACGATTTTCCACTTCGATTTATCATGGTAAACCTCGGGCACGTTTTCGCATTTTTCAAAATCTGTGGTAAATCCAGGGTGAAAATCCTCAATACACATAATCTGTTTAAGCGGATCAACCATTCCCGCACAGGTGTACTCCCATGGTTTGACGATCAAATTACCGTTTTTGTCGTGTGTGTACTCTGCTTCTGCGTATGTTTTAGCGCGCAAGCAAACGCAGTCGGCAAAAGCTGCTTCTAAATCCCAATAACCTAGTTTTTTAGAATCAATCAAAATATCGCTTGATATTTCTGAACCAATAAAATGAATTGAGTCGGTGTCAGAATAGATAAAGCGATCGCCAAACTTTAGCGCCGTGCGAATGGTATAATCACGCGCCCAGGCAGTAACAAAAATTCCGACTGGCAAATACACGGGCCTACGCTCGGTTTCCTCCCCCATCACGTAATGCACAATACCATCAGAATCAAGGCGCGGCACCTTGCCACGTACTTTAATTTTTTGCGCGTATTTTCCATAAGCGTTATTTAACCACAGTTTCCAATTCATGCGCTCACCGGGGCTTTTAGCGTTCATCTTGCCAACCATGCCAGCATCAACGTATTCCTTGAATAGACCAGTAACGCCGCGAAAATAATACGTATCGCCGTACGCTATTACGTCTACCTCGTAGCATTCATTTATCAGTGCCCAATCTACATTGGTAAGCATCATAGTAATAGGATCGTCTATATCGGTTTGGTATTCGCGATCGCTAAAAAATAGGCTGCCCTTAACCTGGATACACGGCAATTTGCCGTTTTTCAAATGCGCTGAAAAGGTTATTTCACTGATCCAAAGCGGGTAATTTTCGCTTTTAATTGGCTTTCCTGGATGCAAAAGCGGCTTACCTACTGGCAAGCATCTATCATGCATAACAAAAGGATAAAGCGAATTTACGTCAATTCGCCCGCCCTCCCCTAGGTGCTTATTTACATGCGCGGGGTTTGCGTATACGTAACCACCTCGATACGCTTTTCGAAGTATTGAATCTAGCTCGGGGTCAAGCTCGGGAAACTTAACGCGCCATTGGCGTTTACCGAATAGATCCTTTAGCGCGGCTAAACAGTCTGCGCCAGTGGTTAATTTAGCGCCTAATTCAAAGCGATGATCGAGCGCTTTAGCCAGGATCAAAACATCGCGGCGCAAATAGTCCAATTCAAGCGCGGTTAAAATATGCCCTGGCTCACGGTATTCGTTATAGTCTATCTCGCCTTTAGTCATTGGCAAACCGTAAGCATCCGCAACATTTGCGAGCGTCATAGGCAGTTTTTTATAACTGTCTGCGATTTCAAAAGTAGAACATTCGGTCGTAATTTGCATATGGTAGAACTTGCCTAAGCTATCCATAAGCAAAGTAAATTCTCCCGCGCCTGGCTCGCGCGCCTCGACGTGTATAAAACCAGTTGTGAGCAGCCATGAAATAATAAATTTACTATCAAATCCAGCGTTGTGAAACCAATAGCGGCCTGGATGATCGAACGCCCATGCCATAAATGATTCTATGCTAGTGCCATATTCAAATAGATCATCTGTGTTGGCACCAACTGGGGCAACTCCCCATGCCCATACAGGATTTGCAGCACAACCCTCTGCGCTAGTGTTGGTTTCAAAATCGGCCGAATATTCAATAACAGGCTTTTTCATTTGCCGATGAATTGCAAAAGTTCTTTTAACGCTGTTTCAGATGCAGTCGATTCACCAGCGCTAGGGGAGCGATGGCCCTCTTCATACTCTGTTTGATACTGCCATGTATCGACCAATACCCCAAAATCAGTGTAAAAATGAAGGTATGACATTTCATCAGCTGACAATTTTGAAAGCCTCTTCAAAAGTGATTCGTCTATATCATTGTCTCTTAGCTTATTAATAACGGCTTGCTTGTATTGCAAAAGCCTATCAGTATCAAGCGAGGAAGTAAGGCGCGATTTGATTTTCTCGTAGCTTGATTTTGCGCCTGGTTTAAATTCCGTCTCACGAATTACGGGCTTGATAGCGCTAAAACGCCCGTCGTCTATAGCGTATTCCATCGGCGATTCAATAAAATCAATGTTACGTACTTGCGATTCGGGGATTTTATTTAAAACAGTTTCGCGAATGCTTTTAAGTCGAGCGGCATTTTCAGCCCGAATAACGTTCAATTCGGCTTCTTCCAAGCGGCGTTGCCATAATTCAGTGCTCATTATGGGCGTTCCCTCGCGCTGAATTACTACCTCGATACCTTTGTTAAAGGTATATGCGTTTTCACGGGCGTTAAATTCGCGAAGCTTCTGCGCATACTGGCGTTTTTCAACCGCGCTCATTCCTTTTAGCTCGGCTGCTGGAATTACTGGATTAAAAGCGGCTGAAATTTGCGCATTAATTGCACCTTTCTTGCGCAAGCGGTATAATTTGTTTCGGGCATTCTTTTGCAAGCGCGACACTTCTTTGTCTAACTCGGTTCGCTTCTTCATTGCCCCTCCTAATCTCCTGCCCCTCCTAGTGAGGGGCATTCTTTTAACAAAAGGGCGGCATTTCTGCCGCCCTTAAAGTTTACCGCAATTTAGCCGATAAGTTTAAAAGTAAGCATGGATCCAAGACGAACCTTACGGTTAATAATCTCGATCGTTGCGGGGTTATCCGCATCAATAACGGGGCGAATTGTCTTCAAACGCTGCAACGCCTGGTAAAGGCCAACCGACTGCGCTTCATACGTTGCACCGTCTGCGTCGGTAATTACAATATGCGGGCGGTTTTCCAGTTCACCAGTAAGCTGGTTTACTGCTTCTATAGGCTCAACAAGCCAGGCAATCATGACAATGGTTTTGCCCGCAAAGTCCGAAAGCTTGTAATCAGATGCAACACCGGCATTGAAGGCCGCAATCTGGCCTGCTTCGGTAGACAGATCGTAAGATGCAGCAAACCCATAATTTGCGTTACCGGTAGCAATCTCGGTTACTTCTGCGTTTGCAATCTCCGTGTTTTCCATTTTTCATTTCTCCTTAATCTTGAAACTAGTCAATTTCCTTGCTGTCATAGCATTTGGCAGATGAATAGAATTCATCCAACGGCATAACATACACCTTGCTTACCTGCTTGGGGCGCTGAATTGAAATATCTTCACCAAACTCTTTTGCAGCTAGATTGAAGATACGCGCCATGCCAGCGGCAGCAGGATATTCACGCGTGGCGATCTTTTTACCATTGCGGCAAATGTCGCAAGTGGTAACGTTTTTAGTACGCCAAACATGTTTAGCCTTGGTTACATGCAATTTTGGTCACCTCCTTTTGCTAACTCGGTGCTTTCCAAGTCTTCTATCTCACACGCGAGCCAGTCTAGCAAATCGCGCATAGAGTCTAAATAGCATCTACCAACGTAGTTAGCGCCGTTATCGGCCTCGACGGCTATTTTGTAACAATGCAGTTCTTTGCTGTAGTTAACTGATACTGTTATTATTCTTCCAACAGATCGCCTAGACATTGTCTATTCTCCTCGGTATCAAACTTTTTGTTAAGTTCGATTAAATCATCACTAAAATTAGATAGCTTATAGCAACGTTTTTTCTGGTCATATTCGACATGCTGAAACATAATACGCATCAAGTCATATGTGTATTCATCAACAATCGCGTTTATTTCTTTAGCCATAATTACCACTCTTCTATAAAGCGTACACCGTCAACTTCAATAATGAAGCTTCCCAATCTCCTTATATCTTCCGTTCCCTTCCGAACAATTACAATATACCAGCCATTGGCGATTATGTCTAGTGCTTTGGATTAATTTGTTTGGATTTTATTCATTGGCAAATGCTATGTGTTTCAGTTCATTATCAGTTCATTATCAGTTCATTAATTTATTGCGCATTAATTTATTGCGTTGGGCTGTGCAGTATTTTATTGGGCTGTGGTGGGCAGTAATTTATTGCGCTGGAGTGGGCAGTATTTTATTGTGCTGGAGTGGACAGTAATTTATTGTGCTGGAGTGGGCAGTAATTTATTGCGCTGGAGTGGACAGTAATTTATTGCGCTGGAGTGGGCTGGATTTTACTGTGCTGGAGTGTGCTGGATTTTATTGTGCTGGGGCGGGCAGTAATTTATTGCGCTGGAGTGGACAGTAATTTATTGCGCTGGAGTGGGCT